GGTGGTTGCACGAATGCAAACTCATCACAGTATATCATTGTTAAGGACATACCTCTACCTGTGTTTTCTGTTGTGGTGGTTGCCATAATTTTTGAACCGTTATCAAATTCAATACTGTTTCTGTTGTATTGTGTTACACCTGCTTTGATCCATGCAGGTAACATCTCATATGCATAACGTACCCTTGACATAATATCTGAAGCACCTTGATATTTGTGTGCCGCTATTAGTATTTGAGAATCTGGATGAAACATTGCATACCAAATTAAAAAACCTGATGCACAGGTTGTTTTTCCTGTTTGTCTCGGTAACATTGCAATACTAAATCTATGATTGTTATAGGATTCAATTAATCTTTTTTGATATTCATAAGGTTTAAAACTCATTGATCCTTTTGTTGGATGTTGTATTTTCATAAAATTTTCCATGAAGTACAACGGTCCAGTTTTTGGATCCATGCATTTTTCAAGTTTTAGGACTTGTTCTTTTGTATATCGGTGCTTTTTATTTGCCCGTTTGATTTGATTAGAATCTAAACTTACGTAAGCCATAGTGTTCTATTTAACGTAAAAATTGTTTGAAAAACTTTAAATTTATTTGCTTTCGGACGCTTTTTTGTAGTTTTCTTTAAAAGCTTCGTACTGCTTTCTCATAACGTCTGATTCAGCAGTAAGTTCATTGTCACCTGGATGACCTTTTTTAACTTGAACTTTTTGTCTATTTAAACCACCTGAGTGTGTGTTTAATAAGTCGTCTAATGATTGAACTTTTTGATCGTTTGTGTAGCCATCTGGTGAATTTGCAAGTTCTGTTTCGTCATGTTTGTCATCACCTTGACTCATCATGTCTGACGTCACTGGTCTAATACCTGCTAACTTCATAATTTGCATTAACATTGATAAATCTTTAGGATTATCACTTGTAATATGCATATCTTCTTTTACATCTTCTTTTTTCATATCGTCTTTTTTATTTATATCTTTACCCATTGATTGTTTAATAGCTATATCTCTTGACTTAAGATAGTCTTTTGAATCAATATCGCCATCTTTGTCATGATCAACACCTTGTTTTTCTTGTACTTCACTTTCAGCATCTATTTCTGGTCTTCTCATACCACCGTCTTGAAAATCATTACGCACCATATCCATTGCTACATCATATTCATAACTTTTAGGAAAGTCTTCAGCTCTTTTCTTTTTGTCCATGTCTGCGATCACTTGAACTTTTGGCATTTTTAAGTTGCCGTCTTCGTCTGTGTAGTCGCCTACTATTTCTTGAGCTCCAATATGAACATCACTCATACCACCTACTTCGTTAACACTTTCATCTTTTGAAACATCAACTTTATGTTGTGCGTATTTGTCTGCCATTTTATTGATGCCATCTGCATCTAATTTTTCCATTGAAGACCCTTCTCTTCTTAAAAAGTCTGCAAAATTATGGCAATGTTCACTAACTGAATCTTTCATTGCTTGTTTTGTTGCTGTTGCATACATTACTGCCTCAGCATCTTTTCCGTATCTTTTTTTGAAACCTGATTTGTCGCCTTTCATACCTTTAACAATTTTTTCTCTTTTATCCATTTCGCCTTTAGTCATGCTTCTACCTGATGTAGTGTGTTCTCCACCGTGTGCTTCATTTTGTGTTAATTCTGTACTTTTAATTGCGTCTGATACGTCATGACCTTGTTCTTGGTATTCACGAAGTTTTTTTAGTATATCTACAAAGTCCATGCTTATTTTTTTCCTGCTGTTACTAAAGGATCTGGATTGCCTTTTACAGGACCACCGGAATCTTTTACTGGTGATGGGGTACCTTCTTCTTCTTTGCTCATGGATTTTTGAGGCGTTTCTTCTTTTTCAATTTCAAATTTTGCTTGTTTGTCTTTTAATAATTCTTTTAGTAAACTTTGATTTGCTTTGTCACCAAAAACTTCTTCTGCTTTTACTTGTGGTGCATCTTTGTATTCTATGTCTTGTAATTTTGCAACAAATTCTGATTTTTCTTCATCGTCTTTCATTTGTTCTTGGTATTCTTCTGATGGCTCGTTTGGTTTTCGAACAACAACACAATCTCTAGTCAAATTCATTTGATATGCAATGTATTCATGCATTTCAAATACCGATGCTGGATAATTTGTTGTAAGTTCAAAAATAGTTACTTGCGTATTTTTTAGCTTAGGAAAATCTAAAGGCATTTCTTGTATTGGAGTAGTTTTGCCTGCTGACATTTTAGCCACTTCAAATTTAGCTAGTGATTGTTCTAGCTTTGTGCCAAAATCCTTGTCTATATCACCAGCAATTTTAATACGGTATTCGTATTGTTTTGCTGATTCTGTAAGATATTTTGCAAATTCGCTCATACTGTGTGTATTTAGTCTTTCTTCATTAGTTTTTTCATTAATTCGTTACGGTCAGTAATGATAGTACCTTCACTTTCGATAGGTTCAGATATATCGTCTTTACCGGTCTTGTCTATTTTAAGTTTTTTAAGCTGTAATTCCACCATTTTAAGCTTCTTATCTATTTTACTGCCTTTTGCATCAATGGCGTTTCTAAGCATTGTAGAAGCTACTTCAAATATTCTACCCGAATAACGACTATCTACATTCATTCCTAGATCCATTAAATTTTTATAAGAATCTTCAGCCTCCATAGCCAGTTTGTCAAGTTCAAGATCAGATAGCTCTCCAAGACCTTTTACTTGCGGCAACGACCTGCTAATTTTGTCAAACTCTTCATATGTTTTTGATAATGCTTCTTGTGTCTTAGGATCGAGATTTTTGCCTATAGTTTTTTCTTTAGTATCGGCATCCTTTTGTTTTTTGTCTACTTTAGCAAACGCTTCTTGAACATTTGGTAAATTTAAAATTTCTTCTAACTTTTTTGTCATGTTTTATTTACTTACGAGTGCCGTTATGGAACAGTTGTTCTTCTGATACCACTCTAAATTTTATTTTTCTCTGCCTTGCATAGGCACTGGCCGCTTCCCATTTGGCTGTGTTGATTACAACTTGTTTTTTCTTTGCCATGCTACGACCGGCTTTCTCCATAGTGGTTTGCGAAGCAGGTTTAACTTCAACCATTTCAGCGTGTTTTTTTCCATTTTTATCCATATAAATTATAAAAAAGTCAGGCACATAAACAGTGTACTTGCCTGTGAAAGGATGTCTATAAGGAATCCTAATTGATTCACTAGCCCATTGGTACACGTTAGGATGTTCATCGCACAATCTCATAAATGCCTGTTCCCAACTACTTCTGTAAGTTGGAGTTTTTGTTCCAATATATTTGCCTGGATTTTTGAAGGAAAATTTTCCTCTAGCGAATCTTGGTAATCTCATTAGTCTAGTATATTTCTAGACACAAAAGTTTTAGTTGTTCTTGTATTTCTTACTCCAAGACGACTGCTTTTGTATCTGTTAGCATTAAGAACTGTTGATATAAGTTCAGATAATTGAGCAGGACTGGCGTCACCTAGTTTGTCCAAAATTTCAGCAACAGGAACACTATCAATTTTAGCTTGTTGTAAAATTATATAAGCTGTATCTTCTGCTGACTGTCTTGAAAATCCTCTTTTAACAAAAAAGGAAATAGTAATATCAATTTCATTTTGGGCAAATTCAAATTTATCTTGATAGTTTGTTTTTACCAAACGTTCTTGTGTATTATCAAGTTTATCTTTTTCTTTTTGAGGTAGATTGGAATAAAATTCAGTCATTATACATTAGCCTTTTCTGCCACTACATTAACGTTTTGTGTAGCTCTACTTATTTGTACGTATCCTTCAGTAACATACTTTACAATATTATCTTTTGTTTTATCTCTGTACACACTTTTTTCATTGTCTGTGAGAGCCGTATAGGCAACATCACTTTCAGCTAAAGTTAAACCATTTCTTGAACCAACTTGTTGATAGTATAAATTTCCAGCAACTTTATCAAGAGCAGTTTCATTTGTATCTACCAAAGTTCTTGCTTCAGTTGGTGTAAGATATACACTATAATTTACTTGAGCACTATTAAGTGCTGTGCTGTTATTAGTTGTTTTAGAATCTGTAAATCCTTTTGCAGTTGCCAATGCGGCACCAGCCGCAACTGCTGTCACAGCCGCTGAACCAACACTAAAGTTGCCAACAGGATTTGTAATAGTGCCTGCATTTTTGGCAATGTCAATTACTCCTTCTTTTACAATTCCTTTTAGTTCTTCTTTTGCCGCTTCTTTGGCTTTAATTTTTTTAGCATTATTGTATGTGTTGATACCTCTTAAAATTGTTGCAACACTAAAATTTCCTGTCTGTACATCTCTAATTACAGAGCCTATGCCATCTACTATACCACCTGGTCCAAATATTGATGTTGTGCCGCCGCCTAATACAGATAGTGGTGATGGTTCTAAGTCATAGTGTAAAGTTGCAAAGCCAGGTACGTCTACTTTGTTAACTATTCCTGCTCCGTATAATACTGATTCATAAAATACCTGCATACTGTTTTGCATTATGCCTTGTCCGTCTGCTTGATCAAGAGTATCATGAGCCCATGATGAAATTACAGGATTTACTAAAGTAAATGATGTAAATCTTTGTTTGTGTAAACAAAAAATCTGTATACTTCGTAAAAAAGGTTTTTTCCTTTGTTGTGAATTATCCATTCCATACTGTTGAACAGCTGGATTGGCCTCGTACATATTGTCTTTAGTATTAAATCCTTTAATGGTTGGATTTAATGTTAGAGAATCTGCAATGTGATATTCGTAATACGCTTTCCAAAAAGCGTTTACTGTGTCTGCCATGTCATCATGGAAGGTCATTGCTATAGGTTCATAACTCATTCTAGTATGAATATAAGTTTTTTTATTGTATTGCTGTTTTTCTTCCATATTCATGTTAAATCTTGGAAGGTCACTTTGTTTGACCAACATATTAAGTTCTAATCTTTCGTTGTTTTGAAAATTTACAGGTAGTATGTCTTGATCAATATCAAAAACTACATGGAATAAAAATTTGTGTTTTGGTAAAAGTTTAAAATTATCATCAAGATACAGTCTGGCCGCGTGTCTGTAATCTTTCATTCCAGGCAGGCCTGAGGAAAATGCTTTTAAAAAATTGTTAATCGATGGCATACTGGATATTTATGGCCATAAAAAAAGCGCCGATAAAGGCGCTCTTTTTAAATTATAAATGCGTATTATTAGATACCGCCGCCAGTTGCTAGAGTGCTTATTGTTCTAGTTACTGCTGTTCCTATTCCTGTTCCTTGTGGAGTTTGGATTGCGTTGTCGTATCTTACGTTCATTGTAATAGTTACTGGGTCTGATGTTGCATAAGCCAATGTGTTGTAGTTCACTGACTCAATGTAAGAACCATACAATTCAAATGTTTCTAATACATTTGGAGTAGCTGATCCGTTTCCACCATCAAGTAATTCTATTCTTCCTGTAAATTTGTAATCAATACCTGAAGCGGCACTTGATTGTTCAAAGAAATCAAATTGTTTTTGTACTTGTTCGCCAACTAATTTACTTACTGAGTTGTTTACATCATCTCTGATTGTAATTGTAATTGGATCCCAAGTGTGTTTGCCGGCAATGTATACTCTTGAGTTGTATACATCTAGTGTTACGTTATCGAAAGTTAAGTTTGGTCTTGAACAGTCAATAACTTGTTTAGTTAATTCTGATCTTGGTGTTGATACGCCAAAATTTTCAAGTATCACTCTAAAACGATACTGGAGTTTTGGCATCAATAAGCCTTGAGATGCTGAACTTTGATCGTTTGCTAAAGGTACTGTAAATTTTGATAAAGTAGATATTGCCATTTGTTTCTCCTATTTATTCAAAATTAGTTCCCTAATTTTGCAATTTCTCCTGTGTTTTTGATTCTTAACGGAATGTAAATAAATTCAACCGATTTAACTGGTTCAATTGCTATATCTACATAAAGTTCATTTCTGTCTATTCTAGTTGGTGTGTTATTAGTACTATCGCAAACAACTAAGAAGTCAAATAATGCTCTTTGTCCAACTAACTCTAACAAGAATGATTCTACTGCTTGTTTAATTTCATTTCTAGTTAATTCATCATTAGGTTCAAATATGAAAGGTTTAGCAATAGCATCAAGTTGTGCTCTTAGGAACACAACCAATCTTGCTACGTTAATTCTATCTAGTGCAGATGCTGATGCAACTTTAGTTAAGTTACCAAAGTTTACTATGCCTGCTCCTGAGAAGAACGTTATTGGATTCACTTTTGCTGTATGTAATGCATCTCTAGCCGATTCAGTTAAAGATACTTGTTCAAATTCACCTGTTGACTCAAGATATCCTACTGCGGTTGCATTATCTACAACACCACGTCTTGTACCTGCTGGTGCAAACCATGGGAATCCAATATTATCGTTGTTGGCCAATGTTCTCATTATCATATGAGAAGGTGGAACAATAATATCACTTCCAGTGTTGTCTGTTGATTTACCTGATGGGTAAAACACGCCGAGATATTCACTGCCCGATACTAGACCATCTTCACCGTCTGTTGTAGCACCGGCTGTATTATTTGCCCAGTTGCTGACAGCAGTTGCAGTGCCGGTTAGTCTAAATGGAGTGTCACCTACTACAAATGAAGTAAAGTTTCTGTCTGTGTTTAAATTTAACATATCAGAGATTAGTTCAGGATAACCTGGAGTGGCAATTACGTTAAAAGCTCTTTGGTCTTCTCTAATTGCTTGATTCGTAGCTATCTCAGCCTTAAGTTGGTTTACAACAACTTGTCTCTGTGCTTTTCTACCAAATGTTCCTGCTCCGTTGGCTTTGTTTGTTGACTTAGTTACCCATCTGTCTGGATAGTAAGTAACAACTGATTCATTAGATTGTCTAATGTTTCCTAAACCTGAGCTTCCTGAGCCTGGATATTTTGTAGTTGTAATGTAGTTGTTTTTGTATTCTTTAACATTGTATCCACTACGTCTTGTATTGAATAGCAATATACCTTTTGGAAATAAAGCTGGATCTGGTGCATCTGGATCTAAGAAGTTATCACTTAAAAGATCTTTGATAGAAGAAGGTGAAGCTCCTGCTCCTGTTGGACCATCTCCTGGTTTTGCCTCTATTGCTGTGTGGTATCTTGCATCAGCAAACAATATTCCGTCTTCTGTTGTTTGATCTGCTGTGTCAATAAGTTCAAATGCCGCTCCAGTAGTTGTTACTGCAACTTGATTCGAAGTGTTAGTTGAACTTAATGTTGCCGCTGTGTTGTATCTGTAGATTTTTGGATAGTTTTCAAGATCTGATGAATCAATCCATAAGTCGCCAGTTACAAGTGGAGTACCATCTGACTGTGTAGTTGGTGCTGTTGCACTAAACTGAGGACCATTTGGATCAGTTGTTGAATTTACATTTTTGTAGCCTCTAAAACTTGTTCCATCGTGTTCTAATATATCAGCTTCTAAATTTGTGTTGTACCAAAGTGTACCATCTGCTGGTTCGTTAGTTGGTGCATTCAAGCTAGGAGTGTAAGCTAGTCTTTTAAAGTTACTTGCAACTAGTGTAGCCGGAAAAGCTGTTGAGTCTTCCGTAAATCCTGCTGGTGCATCGTACAAGTTGTCGATCAGTGTAGAACTGTTTGCTGTGTACGTACCATAAGAGTGAGCAGTTGCGGCACTAAAGCCTGCGTCTGCTAATGGTGTTCCTGATACTTCACGCATTCTAAACTCACCACCTAGTTTGTGTGTAATTTTAATTGCTCCGGTTAATTCTCCAGATGTTACTAGCTCAGCTTCTAGGTTAGTAAACCCAGCCGCCGCAAATGCTGTAACAAAATCTTCTCCGTCACCTAGTGTTGAACCATCTCCAGAAATCATAGTAACCGTTTTAGCAGTGTCTAATGCTTCTTGGTTTTTCAATGATTCTTGAACTTGGAAAGTTTCGTTTGCTGTAAACGTTGGCGTAGTAGTTTTAGATTGTATCACTGTTGGTCCACCTTCGTATCTGAAGAATTGGAAGTCAGCTAATGGTCTTGTTACGTCTGCTTCGTTTACTGTGTTTTGTTCAGTAACGTTAAATTGTGTGTATAAAGTTCCTGTTGCTAATCCAGTACCACCGTTTGCTGGATCTAGTTTAAAGATTGCAGTATTACCGTTTGCGTGTAAAGGTGCACTTACAGTTGAGAAACTTGCTGATGCTGAACTGTATAGTTTTACAACTTTGTTAGATCCGCTGTTTGGTGATGTTGTTTTGTACCAAAGTGAACCATTAGGTCTGTTGTCTTCTGCTGTTGACCAAGTTGGTCTGTTAGCATGACTTTTTTGTTCAAAACTTACACCTTTGTAAGTTCCTGCTGTTATTCCAACTGTAGTTAAAATTGTTCCTGTACCGTTTTCAATACGTATTGTGTTTTGTCCACCACTTGAGTCACCTGTTAAGCCACCATTGTGATAGATTTCAAATTTTCCTGTTGTAGCATCAACTGCCGCTGTAACGTTTTGTATAGGTGTAGCATTTATTGATGTTGCCAATGCTGAAAAAGTTGTACCATCTAGTGTTACTGGTATACCGTTGATGTTAATACTTTGCCCATCTGTCAAAGTTCCTGATGTTGCAGTTCCTTCAATAGTTGGATGACTGATGTGCCAGTCTGCTGAACCAACCTGCACCCAAGCATTTTGATCGTTTTTGAAATAAATTGGGTTTGTGTCAGTTGTTGTGTTAATCGCGTAATCACCTTTTGAACCAATATTTGTTTTTGGGTCTCCAGTTGCCGCATTTCCAACTAGGTCTGTTACTGCTGTAATTAAAGTTGGAGTAATTGCTGTGAATGCCTGATTAGTTTTTGACCATTCGAAGATTCCATATGTAGAACTTGTAAGGTCAAACCAATATGTTCCATTGTCTGGATTGGCTGTTGGAGCGTTTGCTGAACCAACTAAATCTGATAAGTTTACATTGACCCTTAATACAAATGCTTTATTGGCTAATCCTAGGAAAGAGTAGGCCGCTTGTAAACCATATTCATTTAGTTCGTATCCATTGATCGGGTTTCCACCTGAATCAGTATAAAATTTTGGATCACCAAATGTTTCTGTTAATTCTCTTTGTGATGATATTAAAAATACGTTGTTTGCGTTTGCTGTTGTTGTGCCTGACGCTGTGCCATCACCTGCACCATTATTCTTATCTTGTCCAGATGCTACAATAATTAGTGGGGTAGTACCTGCATCTGATGGTACATAAAAACTTTCATCAATTACTGAAACGTTTACGCCCGGACTTACTAAATTTGCCATATGTTTTAAACTCCTTCGAAGGTTTAGTTAAAGCTATTTATAGCTATAACACTAAAAGTCGGTAAAATCATAGCTAATTTTGGTACCTATATAGGGCACGTAAATAAGCATAATGAAAAGACCTCTATGTAAAAGCTGTCAAAGTAAACCCAGAGCCTACGCCTATAGGAAAGACAAAAAAATATATTGGCGTAGTCAGTGTGATGCTTGTATTAGGAAAAAACGTAATCAAAAAACAGGTCACGCACCACGTTGGTATAAAGCAGGATACAAAAAGAAAGTAAGATGTGAACTATGTGGATTTAGAGCTAGAAACCAACTTCAATTAGATGTCTATCATGTAGATGGCAACAGAAACAATACTACTAGCTATAATTTGAAAACTATTTGTGCTAATTGCCAGCGGTTAAAGTCGACTCAACACCTTGGCTGGACTTTGGGAGATTTACAAGTAGATGATTAAGCATTTTTGCTGTTTGTTCATTTAAATTGTCAAGCGTACTATCATTTTTAATCACATAATCATAATCAGCACCTATCCAATCCCATTCAGATTTATGAGCTCCTGACTCTTGCATTTCTTCTCTTGTTGGTAGCTCCCCTCTTTGTACTAAAACTATCCTACCACCAGCATTGCTTATTTGTTTGATTTCGTTTTGAAATCTAGTATCACTAATCACTGTATTAAATCCTTTATATCTGCTCATGCACGAATCTACCCATATTGAATCTAGCATATTGCCTCGGCAAACTTCAGTACCAAAATATTGTAATACCCATCGTGGTGTGACTTCTTTGCCAAATTTTTTACTCCAAAAAGCATCAGGTTGTTCGCGCCAATGTCTACTAACTGTAGTATCACCTTCAAGCATTTTTCTATCCCAACCAAATATATTATGTACAGCGTCTTTCAATGACTTTGCAAAACTATCTCTGATAAATCCGTGATTAGTGACCAATCTGTTTGCCACAGTATCTTTTCCAGAACCAATCAAACCAACTAAACCAATAAGCATAAGTTTAGTTTAACAGTGATTGATTCTTTTTTCAAGTTCTTTCTTTGTTTCTCGGATTGTTTTTAGTATAAGATCTGTCATACTTTGATTGGAACTTATCTTGGACATATTTTCTAGTCCATTTACCATTTCTTCCAATTCTTGTAAAGTGAGGTCAGATATTTTTTTGAAGGATTGAGCCATAATTTGTGCCTGTTTGTGTTTTATTTTTATTTAATCTACGGGTAAAAAGAATTAACCGATAACAAAACTATGTGGAGTACCACCATCAACATAGTTGTTAATCTCAACATCAAGTTTTTCCATTTCGGTCATACCTTGTTGTTTTAATTCACCACCGTTCAATGATGTTCCACCTTGTGGACTTGCAATAGTGTTAAACTTGCCTCTAGCTTCACCTATCATTACTTTACAAACAGCCAACGTATAATCTCTTATCCATGGCTTAGAATAGATATCTTTTAATAAAGTTATATCAGGTCGAAAGTTGTCTGTATGCATTAACACAGTTTCGTTGTCTGCTCTAGGTCTTTGTGTGATAGTCAACTGTTTGGTTGCTACATCATAATGAAACTGTATAAATGAACCAAAAAGTTTTCCCACTAATTCTTGATAACTTGCAAAAGCATAATAAGTTGCTAATCCGCCAGTAGCACCTGCTCTTAAAAGATAGGTATTTGTGTAGGCCAAATTGAATGGTTCAAATAATGTACCACCTTCACCACCTTCGGTTCTTGAGCCAACTGTTCTTCTAAACAATTTTCTCACGTTAATTACTTCATCAGGCAACACATACTTGTTTTGATCTTTAGTTAATTTTAAAAAAGCATATGATTCTTCAACTGCATTTGAGCTTCTTTGTCTATATCTGTTAATAGCTCTTTCTAGTGCTGTTTCGTAGTGTTTTGGGTCCAACTCTACGTCAATCATGCCCTCGCCAAGATTGTTTTTGACGTAATCGAATACTTCTTGTTGCATGGTTTGTAGTTCTGACATATAGGATATTTATTGTAAAAGGGCAAACCATAAATATCACTACTATGCCAAGATTATCGTTGTTTAGACCTGAAAAAGGAAATGATTACAAATTCTTCGATCGTAACATCTTAGAGATGTTTACTATAGGTGGCACAGATCTACATTTTCACAAATACCTAGGACCTTATGATCAGGGTGATACAAATAAGGATGGTCCAAAGTCGCCTACACAACCTCAATACTCTGGTGACACTTTGAACGAAAGAACGATACAAGATTTATTATTTTTAGAAAATAGAGATAGAAAATATGCTGACGATATCTATACGATTAGAGGCATATACAATGTGCAAGATGTTGACTTTAATCTTTCACAGTTTGGTATGTTTTTGCAAAACGATACATTATTTTTAACAATGCATTTGAACGATACTGTGGAAAGAATTGGAAGGAAACCAATGTCTGGTGATGTCATTGAATTTCCGCACATGAAAGAAGATTACAGCTTAGATGCCTCAATACCAATTGCACTAAAAAGATACTATGTAATAGAAGACGTTAACAGAGCCGCTGAAGGATTTTCTCAAACATGGTGGCCACACCTCCTAAGAGTTAAACTAAAAACACTAGTTGATTCACAAGAATTTAGAGATATTTTAGGAGATGCAGAAACTTCAGGATCTTTAGCGAGTTACATGAGTACTTTTAACAGAGAAAAAACAATTAATGATCAAGTTGTTGCTCAAGCCGAAGCAGATGCACCAAAATCAGGATTCAACTATAAACAATATTATGTTGCACCTATTGATGAAAGAGGAAACATTAGAACAGACAACGTTAATTCAACTGATAGAATATCAACA